GGAGAACTTGTTTGTGTGTCTGAAGGAAAATCAGATATAAACAAAGTGACTTTAGAATTACCTACTAAAAATTTATAGTCAGGCATAAATCTTCTCATTGACATAAACAGTTCCCCATCTTCAATATTAAAATCTCCAGATCTAATAAAAGCATCAATAGAAGTTGTGCCCGAACTATTAACCTGATCGGTTCCTGTTTCGTGAGCATAGTACAAAGAAGCTCCATAAGTATTTGTAATCCCAGAAATCTCTGAGAATACTGGAGTCGTTGTTGCGTTGTATTCTGTTGCATAAGGTAAATTAAATACACCTTGATCTTGATAGGTGGTTCTAGCTAATGAACTTGTAGTCCATACGTTTTCACCAAAATTATAAGTTACACATCTATCAATTTGTTCCGATCCTGACTTAGGATAAAACCAATTAATTTCTGTGTATAAACTATTTGGAGCTGAATAAATGGTATCTGCTGAATTATAATTAATACCTAAGTTTCCATTATTTGTAGTAAATACAAAATCTTCAACCAGACAAGGTAAAGATTTAACCGTACCATCGTACATAAAAAATCCTCCCTCACCTGACATCCAATACACTGCTCCATTAACATAAGAAGCCGCGTGTTGAGCTATACACCCGCAATTTGTTCCTACCTGTCTTACTGAGAAAGTAAAAGGTGGACCAACGAATTGAATAATATAAGCAGCTAAATCAGTTAATACAAAAACATAATCCTTACCTTGAAGAGCAGCAGTAATTTTATTACCTGTGTCCAACCTAAATGTCCCTGCTGTATTTATAGCGGTAGGAGCGTATTCATCTAAATTTTCTTGGTCCGAGAACCTTACAAACATAGGATCTTGTGTTGATGCTGTGCCAATAGTTGTTTCTGTTCCAAAATGAAATAAATGTCTGTCTCTGTCTGATACAAGAGTAAATCGAGTTGCTGTGGGATTATTTGTTGTTGCAAAACCAGAAGTAGAAGTAGAAGCTCTGACTGTTCTAGGATTAGTTGCTCCCGCATCCCATGTAAATGTTTTACCATTAAAAATAGTTGCAACAAGGACTTCACCAAAATTATCTAAAGACCAGTTACCTGGATCTAAAGTTACATTACTAGTTCCTCGTTCTGTGCCCCATGTAGAATCTCCCCATAGATAAGTACCCCATCCATAACCTAGTGTTTGAAAAGTAGGCCCTACTATTTCATAAGGATTAATAGTTGCGGCTCCTGAAGCAGAGGCTGCCCCAGTTGCATTAACTCTCATTTCAATAGTAAAAGTATTATCGTTAGGAACAGTTAAAACTTCAAAAGCACCTGTTGTAAAATCGGTATCAATATAACCTGTTGGAGGAGTTACCCCTGAAAAAGTTACATATCTTCCAACTTGTAGTCCATGAGAGGTTTTATTAACTGTCACATTATCCAAACCAGAAAAAGTATCAAACGTCGCTCCTGTGATTGCAGTAGCTAAAGGGGTAATATCGTAAAACTGTTCTCCGTAATATATAAAAAGTCCTTGAGAAGTACCTATCGCAGTATATCTCTCACCTTTTAAACTTGTGAAAGCTAATTGAGCTCTAGCTGCTCCTGGAACAGTTTCTTGATTGACACTTAATTGTTGCCAGCCACCTATTTTTTCTGGTGCCGTATATCTAAAACGCACAAAGTCACCATCTACCCATTGTCCTGGAAGAGCGGATGCTACGCTTTGTTTATTAAAACCTGCTGCAAAATCTACTTTTTTTAATGCCATAGGGTTGAATATATAAGGTTTTTGTTATTTTGGTAGTATTATATTCCACTCTAAGGAGGATATCAACTGTTCTAAATTAACTACTTTTGTATTATTATCTTTTAAATACTGATGAAGTTCCTCGGTATCTACTACAATAAATTGATCTTTCATATCAAAGACCATTTTATCTGCTTTGCTTTTAAAACTACCTATTTTTTGAGGAAGTCCTTTACGAAATCTTACTTTATCACAATCAATCCATTTACCTTCTGCTCCAGTTGCTGTATTTTCAATATCAATTCCAGGTTGAAAATTTAATTGAGTTAATGGCATAATATATATTATATAACAAAAATTATAAAATTATACTAAAATATAAGGAATATAAGAATGGTATTCTTATTGTTTAAACCAATTTGGAAGACCTAAATGTAAACGTTTGTCAAACATATTATCTAAAAAGCTTACCTAAATTCCATGCTACTAATGAATGTCTAATACCTTTTGTTACTGGTTTTACTCTATGCCAAACATGGGACGGGAATACAACAATTGATCCTTTAGGCATTATTTCTGAACAATTTATTAAATTAGGTTTTCCAGACCTGTTGTTTCTTAAATCAAATTCTAGTTCACCCCCTTTATATTTTTTAGGGTCTGAAAGAGATACAGTTACCGATAATTTTCTAGTTTTATTTAATTTATTTTTATCGTCTGTGTTACTATATTGATCAGGCCAACTATCACAATGCCAATCATAAAAATTACCTTTAGAGTATTCTGTAAATTGACACTCTTCGGTAAAATCCCAATCATAATTCCAACCTGCATTTTTATTTGCAGTATGTATATAAGGGTGTATTGTTTTATATATCCAAGTTTTATTTAAAAAAGCAACCTTACAATTTCGTGTGGTTAAATCTTTTAAACCTAACTTACCCCTATTAATTTCAGCTTTTTGTTTAGGGGTTTTTTTACCTAATTCAATTATCTTATCACAAAGTCTAGTGGATAAAGCTTTTTCAAAAAACCAATAATTATATTTATTTTGCATAACTTTTATAGCCTCTTTGTCTTTTCTCTATTTGAAATTAAAAAAAGATCAAAAGCAATTGTTAACCTATCTTCATTACCTATGTGAGGGTCTGTGTAGTGAGGTATATTAGAAGGAAATAAAGTTAATTTACCAACTTCATTTTTACTTCTATAAATCTGTGGATCATTAATTACATTAACAGGGTTAATATAATAGGTAGAAGTCTCCGCACAGTTAACACAAATATTTCCAGATAAATAAGTATCTGGAGTTACTCCGTGTAAATGCTTACCTATACTTTGGTTTTTCTTAAGAATATTAAACCAACAAGCTATAAAAATATCTCTACTGGGTTTTATAGACAAATATTTTAAATAAGCTTTATGTGATTTAGCTATGTTTTTTTTTAATTTATCTAATTCTTTATTTTTCCAATCGAAAACATTGTAATATCCATACCGTGAAGTTGTAGAGTTTTTACCTAAACCTGTATAGCCATCTACATTAGTCCTATCTTTATCTAATTTTATTTTCAATATACTTTTTTCTTTTTTCTTAAGAAAAACAAATAATTTTTTAAAATCCACATCCTTTATACTAGACTCAGTTATAAAATAATTCCATTCAGGGGCAAAGGGGGTTTTAGCCGGATTGCTTTTAAAGTTTATTATATGCATTTTAAAGTGTTAATTCTGTTAATCTTTTATTGTTACCTAACACACCTTTAATAAAAGTATTAAAAGATAAACTAATTCTAGTGTTTGTTCCTTTTTTAGTTTCTACCATATGAGTTAAAGAAGAGGGAAATAAAATCACCTGTCCTGTTTCAACTGCAAATGACCAAGACCCTGAGTTCCATATATTATAATTTTTTATTTCTGGTTCGATAGTTTTATGATCTTCTTTTAAAAATTTAATTTTATCACTCTCTTTATCAGCATTTATGTAAAGGACACCCGATACCATTGAATTCGGGTGGGAGTGTCTATGGTGATATTGGTCTGTTTCTGTATAGTTCAACCAAGACTGAGTAATATAAGGTTTTATATTATTTGAAGGAGATATAATTTTATCAAAGTAATCTTTAATTATTTTATCTAGTTCTTTTTTTAAAGTATTAAAAGGTTTTGCATTAAGAATATGGGTATCGTCTGAAGTAATATTACCTTCATTAGGAAATATTTTTAATTTAGATTTTTTTATAAATTTAAGTTCTAAACTTGTAAATTTTCTTTCTAGTTTTGATATATAAACAGGAGTTGGAAATATCCCATGGATTATAGATTTCATAATAATGTGTTTAATGTATTATTTAGCTCCTGTATTGGTTAAATTAAAATTTGCAGCTACAGAAACTCTTGTTGCCTTTGATTTATAACTAGAGACCGAATGAGTTAAATTCCATGGGAATACAAAAAAATCCCCTACCTCTGGCCTAAATGAATATGAATTATTATGAAAACTTTGTGGGTTTCCGGTATAAAAACTTAAAGACGCTGGACCAGCGCCTGTATTCTTCCATTCTTTTTGTTCTTTTTTTATTTGTTTGGGTATATCTAAACATACGACACTGGATAAATCACAAACCGTATGATGATGTGGAGGATTACATTCTCCTTGTTTCATGTAATTTGCCCAAGCCTCACTAATATTAATATCCGTAAAATCTCTATGGTACCAATTCTTATAAGATTCCCTATATATTTTTAAATAGGGTTTAATAATGTTAATATATTTACTTTTATTTATTCTCACTTCCTTATCTATAATACCTGCCAAATCATGGTTAAATTTTTCTTTTGCCTCACCACATATTTTCTTTATAGCTTTAATATCTTTAGAATCTATTTTTATTTTAAATAGTAATGGCCCCCAATAATGTATATTATATTCTCTATTCACAATCCTATTGAGTATAGCTTTCATAGTAATGAGCTTACTATATTTTAAAGAATTTGTCTAGACTTATTTAACCGTTAAAATAATCCCAAGTTAAGGTATCTTCGTTCCAAATATATTCTTTTCCATCCTCTGGATAAGGAGTAGGTGCATCCCAAAGACAAGTAGTTTCATTTAATGTAAATGAAGGATAGGGTTTATTAAAAATAAAAGCGTCTCTTGTTTCGTCGTAAGTAGTACCTATGACTGCATAGTTTTTTCTAAAAGGTGTCCCACCTAATCTATGTACATTTCCTCTAGTATTACTAGAGGTCTGTTTCCAAGTATCATTAGTACCATACAAATTATTTAAAAAAGTTATCCCTGAAGCTTCATCGGTTGCTACATCATTATGTACAGATACAATATCAACAACAATATTATTATTATCTAGTTTTGCAAAATGAGCCATTATAATGTGTAACTCCCCGAACCTGTGAATTTTAATATTGTATGAGCTCCATCTGTTGAAACAGTAGGAGAACCTGTTGTTGTTCCTGAATAATAAACAGTAGGCATTTTTAAAATAACAACTCCAGAGCCGCCATCGCCACCACCATTTCCACCAAAATAGTTACCACCGCCACCGCCACCGCCAGTATTTGCAGTTCCATCGAAACCAGGTGAGGAAGAGCCTGCAGTCGCACCGCCACCTTGACCACCTTGTGCGGGTCCACCACCAGAACCACCCCCACCACCAGCATAAAAAGTAGCTGTACCTGTTATTGAATTTGATAATCCGTCTCCACCAAAACCACCTCCAGAAGTACCCGAAGGACCGCCTCCACTAGCATATGCGTCGAAGCCCACTTCAGAAGCTCCTCCACCCCCTCCAGCACGGGGTCCACCATCTAAACCAGCATCTCTACCTCTACCACCGGCATATCCTTCAACCGGAGAATAAGAACCTTGATTACCTGCTCCACCAGAACCATATAAAGCTCCACTAGTACCCGGTCCATGACCTGAAGCAGCACCTGAACCACCGGCAGCACCATTTCCTTGGTTACTGTTAGCAGCATTACCGCCACCAGTTGCTGTTATTGTTGTTATACCTGTTCCAGAAATTTGTGAAGTTCCACCTTTTCCCGTACTACCAGCACCACTTCCAGGAGCACCTGCTCCTAAAGCACCTACAGTAACTGTAATAGTTGCACCAGCATCTAAACCTTCATCTAAACTTGTTCTATAACCACCAGCTCCACCAGCTGCAAAAGAAGCTCCACCACCTCCAGCGACTACTAAAGATGTAAGATCATAAGCTAAACCACTTCCTGATGTTAATCCAAATGCTGAAGCAGATCCTGCTCCTCGTGAACCTAATATAGGCATCTTTCTTATCTCCTTATGTTACGCAAACTGTGTTTGCGATGCAAGAACTGTAAATGTTGCGCTTGCAGTTTTAATAATTGTATATGAATAAGTATCTAATGAACTAACATTACCAGCATCCGGGGCTGTTCCGCCTTGCCATTCTGGAGTAACAGTTGATCCATCAATTTGAAATACATTATTGTAATAAGCTGTTGCACCCTGAGAAACAATGTGTGCTACTGTAATAGATTCACCTGTATCCATAATTGAGTCCAATGAATTTGATCCATCGCCTCTAACGTTTAAAGTCCAGTTAGCTGATGCATCTGTTGTGAAATTCCATACTGCTTGTGTTAAAACATCATAGTTAACAGTTCCTGTAGCAGCCGTTGCTTCAGTTGTAACTTTTTCAGCTACACTTTGAATTTTACCTTGACCGTTAAAAGTTGCTCTGCCAATTCCTTTTGGTGTAATATTAAAATCAATATTAGTGTCACCGCCCACTGCTGCAAGTGAAGGTGTGTTACCTGTTGCTGCATTAGTTATGCCAAAATTATTAACCGCTGCACTAGTAGTTGTAAATGTAATTTGCTCATTAGAACTTTCATCAAGAATACTTTTTGTTGAATCGATAATAATATTATTACCATTAGTATCTAAATCTGCTGAAAGCTGTGGTGTATAATCTGAAGATAAATCTGTGAATGCTGTATCAACAACATTAGTAC